CACGTTCAGTTGTTTCTCCTGCTTTTCTACATCTAATATAAATTTCTTGTACATTGCCATCTGCAAAAGTAAATGTTCTTATTCCACCTGAAATAGTTACATTTGCACCGTCAGCAGAGTCAGGATATGTATCACTAACAGTAGCAGTATTTTCAAACTCCCAAATACTATTTGATCCTGGAACAGTTACCCACGCCATATTATCTTCCTAATATTTCTAAATTTTCTCTTTCAAAGTAATCATATAATTCTTTTTCTCTTATTTTATACTTTGTTGCGGCATCTGAAATATTTTTTTCTAAATTAGAAAGTAAATCAGACTTTGTATCCACATTAGAAAAAATAAAATCAACTGCCTTTTTTAAAGCAGGTGATAATCTTTTATACTCTTTAGACTTTTTATGCTCGTTTGCTTCGTCTAATTTTTCTAATACATTACTGAGGAACTTCGTCATTAGATACCTCTGGAGCAGGCGCCTCACTAGGTGCTTCTGCTGGTTGTTGAGAAAATAATGAAGAAGCAACATCTTCTCTTCTACCGTCTATAGCAGAAGCAACTTTATCCGCTAAAGCAGATTTAAAGTCACTTTGTGCTTCAGAGTTTTTACCTAAAGACAAGTTGTTTATCATTGATTTTATTTTATCTGTCATAAATTTATTTATCCTATGTTGTCAATATTTTGATCGTTTTGATCCGTTGGTTGTGTTTCTTTTTCTTTAGCAATCTGCTCATCATTTTGTTCAATATCTCTATCATTCATCTTTAATATTTTTCTTCTAATATATTCAGATGAGAAATATTTACCAACATAATTTTGCATTTCGTTTGCTAAAGCAATTCTTTCTCTTAATATTTCAGACTCTTTTAATTCACTAAAGAATCCATCTTGTAAGAAAGAATAACTAATCTTTTGTGCGATAGCATCCCAATCTTCAATTGTGATTACACCTTTTAATAATAATTGTGTTCTCAATAAATCTTGGAATAAGTCTGTAAATTTCTTTCTTAATCTTTGTACAAACTTTGTAAATTTAAGTTCATCTCTTGTAATTTCAGATGCTCTACCTAAATTAAATCCTTGACCACTTTCTAATCTACTAATCGGAACGTTAAGTGATCTATATAATTTCTTTTGGAAATATTCTATATCAGCAATCTCTCCTAGGTTTTGACCACCAGGTAATGTAGAAATTTCAGTACCTCTACCACCTTCTCTACGAGGTAACCAGAAGTCTTCCAACATTGACATATGTTGTCTATCATCTCTAATTTCACCTGTACTTGCGTCATAAACTAGTTTGTTTCTGTATCTTGTCATTACATCTTTTAAGTATGCTTCCGCTTTAACTTTAGGTAAGTTACCTACATCAATGTAAAATATTCTTCTTTCAGGTGCTCTTGCGATACGATAAATTACAACAGCATCCTCAATCATTCTTAACTGATTAACAGGTTTAACTGCTTTATGTAAATATGATAGTACCATATTTCTTGTTTGATCTACAAGACCTGATACAACATAAGCAATTGAATCTGGTGCAATTTTAACACCAGTAGCGTGACCTGTTGGTGAGATACCTCTTTCGTTAAAGACATAATACTCTTGCATTTTATTTACAACAGCAACGCCTCTACTTTTAACATCTCTTGTTTTTTGAATCTCTCTTACTTTTTTAATTTTACGTGGGTCAATATATCTTAATTCAGATATACCTTTACGTGGTGACTCTGTATCAATAACTTTATGATAGAACAAACGACCATCTACATACCATCTTCTAAAGATGTCGTGCCCTTTTGTTCCAAAATTTAAAAGTCTTAATATTTCGTCAAATTCTGTTCTAATAGATTTTTTTATTTTTTCTGAATAGTTATCAGGTAAATGTGATAAATCTAATTCGATTGGTTGTTTATTTGTATTGTTTGCTGCGATCGCTTCATTAATAATATCTTCAATTGCCATATCACATTCTGGATGTAAGGCAACCTCTCTATATCTTCTAACTAGGTCTGCTTCTGATTTGGCAGTACCTTCAATATCAACATAAGAACCGAAGTAACCACCAGCGGAGACGACTTGTGTGCCGTCATCATTCGCTGGTGGAACAATACTTTGTTTCGATTCTGGTTTGCTTGACGTTAAACGTTCAATTTTAAAACCGAATAACTCCATAATTTATATCCTCTCAATTATATATTCTACTATGTAGTAGTGTTTGTTTCAAAGTACTGGTATCTGAAATTTACTGAAAAAGTTTCGATAGCAGTAGTTTGGTCAAAATTCAATCCAATATCACCGATAGTTGTTGGAAAACAACCTCTTAAAGTATAAGATTTAATTGTTGTTCCGTTTCTATCTAATTGATCTATAAAGGCATCTGCTTGGTAATCAGCAGGATTTGTTAATCCTTCAGCGTCTGTTACGTTGTTGATACCATTAGACCATCTCTCCATTGCGTTTCTTATTAAGAAGTTTGTATCGTTTAATATTTCGACAGTCCATTCTGCGAATGTTCTATCACCACCAAGGTATAAAATTCTACCTCTAAATGGTACTTCTACAACTCCAACTTCCATTCCTGGTAACTGTGTTGCTCTACATAAAAACGACATTGCTTCGGTTTCACCACCAACTTGTGCATAACCTGGAAAAGGTAATGTAACTTTGAATTGGTTGGCTCTTGCGCCACCGCCAGCTAATTTCGCTTTAAAGTCATTAATATTTGGCATATTATCCTCCTATTTATTAGCCAGCAACCTCTTCGAACGCTACGCCTGTTCTAGTTGCTATAAAGTTTAGTGTTATAAAGTTGATTGATCGAGCAGGTTTGATGAAGATGTCTGCAACAAACTCATTTCTATCAATAACTTCGCCAGTGTTATTTGTTTCATCACACACTACCAAGAAATCTACAACACCTCTTCGACCTTGTATATCTCTTAAAAACGGTTCTACTATGTTTCTAAACTGTGCTCTAGTAAATTCATCATTGAACTCAAAGAGTTGAAATTTAGCAGCAGTAGCAATCGCTTTTTGTAATAATATGAATAAACGTCTAACGTTGATTCTATCAAAAGCACTTGGAGATTTCAAAGCAGTTTTATCACCAAACAATAACGTACCAGTTCCTGGTTGTGAAACAACAGGATTGATTCTGTTTGGATATAACTCATCTCTTTGTGGTTTTGTAGGATTAAATGCAAGTTTAACAGCACCTTTTAAGATACCTCTATTCAACCCAGCAGGTGAATAGAAACTATCTGCTATTAAGTCTGTTCTAGCACATAATCCAGCAACATCTCCGTTCAAAGGAACAAATCTAAACACATCATTGTATCTGTCGTACTTATAAACATAACCTGAGTCAAGTACAGCATATGATGTTGATTTTACGTTACTATGAAAGTCTTTAACGTTGCTTAATTGTGTAAAGTTGTTAGTTACATTAACTACATCTGATCTTTCAGGCGAGATAAATGCTATTGCATCTCTTCTATTTTCAGCAATAGTAATCACGTTATCTGCGTGAGTTTGATCAGCAGGACCTGCCATAATTAGTCCAACATCAACAGAGTCGGTATCAGAAAACTTTTCGTAAGCAGTTTTCTTTTCACCGTTAGTTGGTGCTGTACCATCTGACCCACCACCAAGTGAATCAACAAAAGGATCTGTTACGTCTGTGTATGTTGTACCAGCAGCAGCATCGCCCCAAGTTGTTCCTGAAGTGTTGTGATCCATCCAGTAAATGTATTCTGATCTAGTTTTTATTACGTTTGGATAGTAGTTGTCGTCACCTTGTGGTGATTTACCATCGGATGCTTTTGAAACTTTAGAATATGTTTCTAAAACTGTTCCTTTTGCACCTGATATTCCTCCATCTTCGTCAATAACGACTATGTGCATTTCATCATTTGATCCACCTCTTTGTGAAACATAATCTGAAGTGCCTGGAGCGCCTTCTACTGAATCGTAATATTGCCATCTTCTTCTAATTGGACTATCGTCCGCAACTGCTGTGTGTAACCCATTTGAGTCATTAGCATCGAAGTGTAATGGTTCTTCTTTTCTACAAAACGAAATATCATTTGTTGATATAGCAGTTACTCTATATTCGTAACCACCTGTTTCGTTAAAGTTTATAATGTCACCTACATTTAGTAATGTACCATCATCAACAGTTATTGTTGTATCGCCAACTGCTGTTGAAGCGTCATCTACTAGTAAGTTACTATTATTTGCTGAAGTTTGTTCGTAAGCAGTGGCGCTTGGACAAACAGATACTTTTAGGTTGTTACCCCAAGTTCCTGCTGTTCTAGCAACCCAATGTCCTACAGCACCTGAGCCGTCAGCATAGTTGTCTTCGTAATCTTGTGTGTTTTTCACTAAAAGACCTGAACTATTAGCAGTAGCATTTAAAATACTACTGTTTGTAATTCTTACTACTCTCAAAGCATTAGAATATAATAAAAAGTTTGAAGCAGTAAAAAAGTATTCAAAAGTGTCTGTGTCAGGTTTTCCGAATGTATTAACCAAATCTTTTTCTGAAGAAATGGAAACTACTTCATCAACAGGACCTTGTTTAGCATAGATTGCTACAGCACCAATTGAAGTACTTACAGCAGGTATGATCTGCGTTAAGTCTATCTCTTTTGTGAGAACACCTGGTGATACTTGAAATGCCATATTGGTTTCTCCTTAAAATTTACGTAAATTAATTATAACAAAATTTTTCATTTTTTTTTATTTGCAAATAAAAACTCTTATAATGTTTATTGTGCGATTTCATTAGATATTTATAAGACTTGAAAACTACAAGATATCCCCTTTATGTATAGTAACAGGATGCCACATTGTTCCATACTCATCTACTTCCGCTTCAGCGTCATTTAAACCGTCATCCATAAACCCAAACGGTGCCATATCTTGTTCTATTGCGTTTTCTTGTTCTTGGAACAGCATTGCTCTTACGTCAGAATTAGTCATTTCTTTAAAATATCGTTGATTTACTAACCAGGAGAATATGACTAAACATATAACAATATCGTCATTTGCTCCTTCTTCCGCTTCAAAAGATGAGGCACGTCTTATAAATGTACTTAATTCTTTAATAGTTTCATAATCTTCTATAACAAACTTATTATCTTCAACAAGTGTTTTTAAGTTTGTACAACCTATTCTTTTAACTTGCTTTGTCATACGAACACCTAATTGTGTTCCTCTTTTACTAAATCCAGCACCTAATATCTGACCATTTCTACCTCTCATAAACGCCATCAAAATATTGTCATATTCTAATTCGTAATGTAGTGTATCAGCAACCTGTTGTCCTAAATCATTAACTTCGATTAAAACGTGAGCATTATTAAACTGTTTAGCAACTTGTTGTATAACGTGAGGAAAGATTAATGGTTTAATTTCATTGCTCTTATATCGTGCCATTATCTTGTATGGTGCTTTACCATTAAAAACAACTAAAGCAGAATAATCTTTCAATGTACCTCTTGCTACATCAGCAGTAATAAAGTATTCTTCTCCCTTTACTGGTTTATGAAATATATCTAAACCATCTTTAGAATAAATTGGTGGTTTGTGTGTCATTGTTCTTAACTTACTTGCTTTGATTAAAGTATCAATCGAACCTACAAACTCACACTCAAACTCTACTTCAAATTGTTCTTTACTTGTATTCTTAATTGTTTCTTCTTTCCACTTTTCATCTCTACCTGGTACTTCACTCCAATGTACTTCGATAGGTTTATATAAATTTCTGTTCTCTTCAGCATCTACCCATAGTTTATAAAACATATTCATTCCGTGAGGTGTAGATACAATCATAACTTTTGTATCTTTACCAGAAGAGATTGTAGGATAAACTGAACTGAAAAACGATTCAGCAATTTGTTGTGGTACATAAGCAAACTCATCAAGGAAGATAATATTAAAAGATGATCCCCTTACTGAACTTGAAGATGTTGCTGCTGCAACTAACTTACTACCATTTTCTAATTCTATGTTACCTTTGTTCCAATTAATAACACCTTGTTGTAACCAACTAGGTAAATTTTCATATGCAAGTTGATAACGTGATAAAATATCTCTAGCAGTTGCTGCTTTGTTAGCAAGAATTGCTATATTCTTATTATCATTAAAAATAGAATAGTAAAGTAGGTAAGAAATAATGGTTGTTGATTTACCACTTTGACGTGGCATTTTACAGATTGTAAATCTATTATTGTGAAACGTATCTACTAATTTTTCTTGGAAGTCATATAACTCAAATGGTACAAGACCTTTATCAAGTGAAACAATTTGAATATAGTTTTTAATAAAGTAGATAGGATCCTTCATACACTTTTGTATTTCTACAATTTGTTCTTTAGTGTATTCTTGTTTTACATTAACCTTTTTTAGGTTAGGGTTTCCTAAATATGCTTCACTCATTTATAATAATTCCTTCTATGTGTGTATATCCTAATTGTAGTGCTGCTTGTATTCTTTGACTACCCCTCTTAACTTTAAACTCTTTTTGTATATATGGTATTCCAGAAGCACCTAATTTTGGTTTATCTGAAACTTCATATCTTATAATCTCAATTGGATCTATCATTTCTTCACCCTCTAATAATTCTTTTAGAGGTGTCATTGACTTAATATAACCTAATTCTGATATTTTAAATATCTTTTTCTTCAGGTTCTGTGTTAGCGCTTTTAATACTTTCATCTTTATCTATCTGCTGACCCTTTAACATTTTTTGTAATTGTGCTGTACTACCTACAAACAAAGCGTTTTTAATTTGTGGATTTGCTCCTTTAGGTACTTGTTTCAAATCTTTTAATTTTTTTTGTAAGTCTTGTAACTTATCAACTGTTTCAGCAACGTTTTTAATTAAGTTACCAGCAACTTCATAAGCACGTGGGTGTTGTCCTTCTCTTGCAATATCTAATATACCATCTATTGCGTCTTGTCCTCTTTCGATAAGATTGTAATAACTTTCTCTGCTATATTTGTAATCGTTATCCACATCTTCTTTCTTTTTATCTTCTACTCTTGGAACAGGTGGTTTAGATTCAACGGTAACTGTTTTTGTATTTGATTCAATACCTAATACTTCATTAATTTTATCATCAATACCCATAATTTCTCCTATTTATCTGTATCAGTTACAGGATCATACGACTTACCATCAGCGTAATTTGTTATTGTTGTTGTAAATCCGAAATCATCATCAGCACTTGCTGAAGTTGGACTTGGTTCTATAGTAATTCTTAATTCTCTACCTTCATCACCTGTTGTATCTGTATAAGCATCTGCTTGAACTGTTTTAATAACACCTTGTGATGATTTCTTACCATACAAATATGTTTTAGCAGTAAATGTTAATTGATAGATTACTGCTCTTCTACTTGTAAAATTGCCTGTGTAACTATCTTCATAATTGATATTTGTTAAAATAATTGGCACATCTCTTTTGATACTCATACTTGGAACTAAATTGATTGTTACCGAATAATCTGGTTGAAAGTAAGGTAAAATCTGTTCTATAATTTGTAATCCAGCGTCGGCAGTAGCAGTAAAAGTGTATAGGTTTATGTCAATGTTGTAGGGAACAGGATTGTACATATACTCTAATCTATTAGCATCGCTAGAATTTACTGCTTTGTACTTACCGACTCTGGCTAACTTACGGGTAGGGTCGTAAGATATTCCCGCTATTTCAAAACCCATACGAGGTAAAGTAATAGCGAAATTTTTATCCGTTAAATCAGGTTGTTCATCCAATCTAACTAAAAACTTTTCTTTAGGTCCATATGACAATGGTACTTTTATTGATTGTACAGCATTACCAGATGAGTCTTTTCTTCGTACCTGTACATTATTAAATAACGTACCAAACGCTACTATAATTTTTCTTAATGATTCGTTGTAAAAATA